TTCAAGGAACAATAATGTATTTTTAACAAAATCATTAGAGTCCAGATCATCTGCTGGAAATGCATTTTTAATTCCGTTCTCTTGTGTGTAATAGTGCCAATGCGATCCTGTGATTTTTTGACCGTTAGGATTCACATGTATATTACCTGCATTTATATGTAATTCCAACAATATTATACCATTTTTTGAAATTCTGGCACCATAATTATATTTGTTTTTATTTATTTTTCCTCTATAAATTTTAACAGTAAATAAATCACCAGTATCTTCGTGGCTGGCATCAAATTCAACATTGGCACCAGGGTCTGGAGAGGATAAAATGTCGATAAGAGATTGTTTGGTAAGCTTTATAAGGCGAGTTGCCTCTTCTGTGGTTAAAGGTTCCATGTTTTTCTCCTTAACGTGTTTTTATTAAAATGCCATAGGCTATTTTAATCTTAACTCAATCAATTCCATCGGATATCCCGTGCAATCACAGAACTGGCTCTGCGTGCATCCGGAATAAGCTTGCAACAAATCCTCCGATATAAGCAGTTGAGCCGCAAATTCGTTTGCTTCCCGTTCAATGCCGGATGTGAGAAGCAAGGTTTTGTTTTTTATGAACGCGCAATTTTCTTTTCTATGTAAAAGCGCGTGTCCAAGTTCGTGCGCTACGACTACTTGAAAGAGCGGACCGTCCGCCGGGATGCTGTCATTAATGAAGATCCAACGCTTCCGATTTATGAGCTTGTAGTTTCCAGCAATGCTTCCAAGCGGGAGAATCGCTATGCGAATATTGGCATATTCAGCAATCTTTATAGGGTTCCGGCTTCCAGCCATGCGTTCATAGTACCGGATTAGCCTGCGGATTTTATGATCAATTGTTTCCAAAAAGTACCACCTACTTTTTATTCTTATTTGGATTGTACTTTACTTTATTTTCTTTCTTTGTTTCCCGAAGCGCGTATTCGAATGCGTTCTGGAGCAGGCTCAGGGAGGCACTGTCAATTTCTGAATCGCCGTAATACAGAGGTCCATCTTCGCCGTTTCGGATTTTATCCATGATGTTATCAAGGTCTTTCTTTATATCGCGCTCATCGCGGGCGGTAAGCTCTGGAGCAGGCGAAGGGTTTTCTTCGAGAGAAATATTACCATCTATCATACTGAACAAAGTATTAAAATCCATTCCCATCCCATCAGCAGCTTGCTTGATACATTGAATAGAAGGGGCAATGGTTTTCCCAGTTTTTGGATGCTTGTTTTTTTCTAATAAGGAAATGTATGCTTTGCTGATTCCGCTTTTTTCAGAAAAAGCATCCATACTTAAATGTTGAGAAGTTCGATATTGTTTAATGATATCGCCTAAAGTCATGTTGTCACCTCACTTTGTTTACTATATTATACATAAGTCATAAAAAAATGTCAAATATCTTAAACAAAAAGTGTTGACAAACAATGTTCAACATGTTAGACTTCAGGTACAACAAATTAAACACAAGGGAGTGAATAAGAAATGCAGTACAGAATTAAAGAATTCCGAAAGGAATTAAACATGTCTCAAGATGAACTTGCTCGAAAATCTGGAGTTTCAAGGACGATAATTTCTGGATTAGAGAGTGGAACAATATCGGTTACTACTACCGAAACGCTGTTGAAAATTGCGGGGTGTTTAGGGAAAAAGGTAAGCGATATTCTTTTTGAGTCAAATGTCTAACATATTAGACGAAAGAGAAAATAGTGCAATGGCTGAACGGATGGGAGTTCCTGTGAGTGAGCTGCTGGGATGAACCAAGCAGACAGAAGGGAGGCGGAAAAGTGAAAAAGGGCGTGATATTTTTCTTGCTTGCGCTCTCCGTATTAATGATTCGTTCGGAATACGGAGATTTGCCAGCAAGTTTGTATGGAATTTTTATGGGATGGACTTTGGGAAGAGCTGATTAAAAACTTTTAGATCCAAGTTGTACACCAATATAAGAAATAATACAAAATCCAATACAATAGAACAAGAGAGACGACCAAGTCACGGGAGAGAATGCGGCGCTAAGAAACGCGCCTGGAAATAAATACAGAAGAAACAAATACCCCCAAATAGTACGAATCTTATCAATGAGTGTTTTTCGCCTAAACAATTCGAAAGCATTAATATGTGGATATCCAAGTTTCCTTTTTAGAGATTCATAATCTACATAAACTTGATATTTGATTTGGCGAAGTATTTCTTGATGATTTTGCTTTAATAGTAGTGCTTGATGAAAGTCTTCGGTAAGCTGATGCAGTTGAGGAAAGACCAGTTCATAGTGTTTGCGCAAAATAATCTGCATTCGGTTTGAAAGTTTTATTAAGCTTTGGCAGTCAAGTTTTGAGATGTCTTGAACAAAAAGAAGTTTATACAATGGTAAATATACCTTTTCAAGTTGCTCTTGATTGATTGCCTTGTGTCGGGGATTATTTGAAGCATATCGCCCCATTACATAGGAAATGGCGGTTGAAAGAATAAGTTTGACCCATATAATCAGAGATTCGAAGGATATAGGGTATTCAGCGATGATATGTTGAAAAAATTGTTTCATGAAATTCTCCATTCTAGTGTAATTAGACTTTGATGGAAGCCTATGAATTCAGTATAGGGCAAGTAGAGAGAAAAGACAATGGGGGAGTTCCTGTGAGTGAACTGTTGGGGTAAAGCTGGCAAGTAGAAGGGAGGTGAAAGGGATGGAGAAAGAGCAGGACGCCAGTAAAAAGAAGAATCCACATCCGTGGAGAACGTGGATCCTTTTATTAGCAATTATTCAGATTCTGACAGTGTTTCAGATGTGGCAGATGAACCTGAAGATTTGGAAGGCTTTGGTTCAGCAGAGCCGGGATACGATTCAGCTTGGGGATCGTTTGAGTGATCATCTGAGGAATGAGAATCGTCACGCTGAAGCAATGAATCAGCTGCTTGAGAAAGAGAATCGTCTACTGGAGGAATGCAATCAGAGGCTTGAGGTGTATTTGAATCAGACTCCAACTGATAATAGATAGCTTCTAAAAGTTCGATGGTTTTCAAGCTGGCTTCATATTGTTTGCGCTGGCTTTCGAGCGCTTCATCATTTTGCTGAATAATGGTTTCGTTCTGTTGAATGAGTTTAGCGTCGTTTTCCATTTCCTCTTGGTGGAATTGCTCTTGCCACGTGGAGGGCGATTGGTTTTGGAAATATGAGGCAAACCAAAGCATTAGAGGAATTAGAATGCTACCAATTAAAAATTGGGCTCGTTCAGGTGATAATTTGATTACAGATTTGGACTGAACCGGTGAAATTGGTTTTTCATCATAATCAAAATCATCAGGTATAAGTTCAGCGGGCAATTCAACATGGTTTGGTAGTATTCGCATTGAATTGATGGCTGCGTTAATAGCTTCAAAGCCTAGCGATGATGGAGAAAAACCGGATTGAAGCGTAGAAAAAGAAGCTACGTTTCGAGCAACTTCAATAGCGGAAGCAGGAAGTACTTTTGAAAGATCTATGGTTGTTGCATTGTACCATGAATTGAGTAGAGCGCATGATGAGTTGATGGAAGCCGGTAATGAGTTGACAAGTGAACGACCGAGTTTGTGAGCAAATTTGGTATTTTCCAAAGTTGTAAGGTTAAGAGCAGCGAGAACAAGATCCTGCTGCTGATCGTAAAGGCCAGCAGCTAGTGTCTGGGAAATGGACTTTAAAAGATCTATTTGTTTATTAATTTGAGAAAGAGAGTCATAAAAATCGTTGTTTTGCTTCATGTAAAATTCCTTTCTTATTGTACTCGGCTCTGGCGGGAGCTTGTAAATACAGTATAAGACAAAAAGAAGGGAGCGGCAATCAAAAAGGCGTATTCCAATAAAGGAGAGCGAGCCTAGAAGGGAGGAAAAGAAATGCGTTTTATTGAGAGCGATATTCTGGAACGTATTGGCTTTGATTTTTATTGCGACATTGCAAATAACATTGTTAAAGCCAGAGCAGAAATGGGATGGACCCAGAAGAAGCTGGCAGAGCAGTCAGGAATCAAACCCCATCGGCTGGTGGGAATTGAAAACGTAAAGATCCGGATCGATTTGGATGATTTGGAAAAGCTGTCAAAGGTCTTAAACAGATCAGTGGACTGGCTTCTGGATGCGGAGTTGGAGGGTGGCGGAAAAGAATGCCTTTATGTGGTTTGGTCGGACTCTAGTCCGGGTCTTAAACTTTACCAGAGAGCTACCAGTAAGCGGATGGCGTTCATGATATATGACAAAAAAATCAAGGAGTGCCATGTTGCATACACCAGTGGGCGAGAAAGGCATTTTGTACAGCTTGTAGGGGTTCCAGTATCAACGGCAGAAATTCAGAAGAATTTCAAAAAGCGTGTGACGGATGATTTACCGATAGAACCAGATTGATTCGGGATGCTAATGCTCAGATGAGTTTGTAGGGGCGTATTCCGATGCAGAAGGGGAGGTGAGAGGGATGAAAAGAACTGCATTTAAGAAAAAGCCATCATGGAGCTATTGCACGGCGGATTGGATAAACGAAATTAAGATTCGAACCAGTTGGACAAATGAAAAACTTGCTGGTGAGCTGGGAGTATCGCTGTCAACGCTCCATAATATTAAATCTGCGCCGTGGAAGGTGTCTGGGGCGTATGTGCTGCGGCTTCTGGAGATTCGCAATAATGTGATTGCAAAATATGAAAATGAAAGAAAAGTCGTGTAAGACCTGCCGGAGTTGCTGGCGGTGTATGGAATCCGATCGGGAATACCCGTGCAAAGATTATAAGAAGAAAGCGAGGAAGCGTAATGAGAAGAGAACTGAAATGCATGGAACTGAGAAGTCAGAACCAGCGGATCATTGAGGTGCTGGGCGAGGAACTGAGTAGAGCACAGGCAGATCTGCAGTTTGCTTGGCGATTAGCCTTTACCGGTCTGGCGATTGCAGCGGTGGCGACCGGGGCGATGGTGGCGATTGCACAGGCGGCGGGGATGTTCTAAATGAGAGAAAGAGAAATGGAGTTTTGCCCGTTCAGAACTGTGATGGAGACATTTCCAGCCGTACTTGTTGGACAAGGGGACGTTACACGGACGAGATTTGAATTATGCTTAAAAGAAAAATGCCCAGCGTTCCGTGTGATGAGGGGGTTCGAGAGCTGTTTGAGGCTGGAGAAGCAGTAAAGGCTGTTTCTGGCAGCAGGGGAAGGAGGACAGGAGTATGTCGAAGAGAGCCGAAGAAATCCTCAGAGGTATGCCACGGGAAGATCTGAGAGTCAGAGAAGATTACCGTGATGATGGATTACGCGTCAAGCTTGCGACGCATTACCTTATAGGTTATCTGGGGAATGAAACACCGGAAAACAACAGAGCTGTTTACAGCGGAAAGGAGATTGCGGAATTGCTGGAAAGCGTCTGCAATGGCATTGAATAAGAAAGATGAGCAGGAGAACCAACGGAACCAACCGCGCCGGGGCGATGGTAAACGCCAGTCGGTACACCGGTTATGGGAAACCAAAGAAAAAGACCGCCAGCTTGGCAGAGCTGAACGGTCATGTAAATGAAAAATATAATTACACCCTGATTATAACAGGGCAGGAGGGAGAAAACAATGGGAGTAGTTACAATTAGCTTAGAAAAGTATATCAGCCTGGTACGCATGGCTGGAAGAGTGGAGGCCGCTATCCAGTACATCAAAGAGGAAAGCTTTCCGGAGAGCAAGTTGATCATCGCAATGCTGGAGGGAGAAAAGGGATGTACAGAGGAATAGGAATCGAATCCGGAAAGGAAGTCTCCGATGAATGTGCTTTCGATTATGCAAAGAACCATCTGGATGAAATGACAGATATGGATAAGCAGACATTCGTTGAGTTCTTCTTCTCCGGTAACTGGATAAGGGAGGAAGATCATGCAGAAGCTTAGTTTTAGAACATTGAAAGCAGCAGAGATTGACTGCCGCATTTCCACGGTCAGCCAGAAAGGTATTTCGCTCCTGCTCTACAAGGATGCGAGAGTAGACCAGAATATCTTAGATGAGACAGTCGGCCCGATGAACTGGCAGAGAAGTCACAGCAGAGACAATGCAAATTGTACCGTCAGCCTGTGGGATGATGAGAAACAGCAGTGGATTTCCAAAGAGGACACGGGAACTGAGAGCAATACGGAGAAAGAAAAAGGTCTTGCTTCGGACAGTTTCAAACGTGCCTGCTTTAACTGGGGGATCGGCAGAGAGTTGTACACAGCACCGTTTATCTGGATTGCTGTCGGGGATTGCAAGGTTGTTGATTCTGGCAGAACAGACAAGTATGGAAAGCCAGTATTTACCTGCTATGACAAGTTCAAAGTGTCTCGCATTGGTTACGATACGGACCGCAATATCATCGACCTGGTTATCGTAGATAAAAAAGGGAAAGCGGTCTTCTCAATCAGTCGTGTGGATGAGAACGGAAACAAACCGGATGATCCGCCAGCTCTGGAAGAGAAATATGTGAATTCTCTGTTTCTTGAGTTGAAGCGCACAGGTGTAGGGCTTAGCAGCCTTCTTAAGAGCTTCAACGTCTCGGATGTGCATGAACTCCGCTTCGAACAGTGGAAATCAGCGATGGATCAACTTAAGACAAAGCCGGATAAGGCGTAGCTTATGGAAAGCAAAGGAACCCTGATAGATGTGTCAAGGGACTGGAAGACCGGAAAAATGCGATTGACGTTCGAGTTCGATTCGGACGTCTCCGCAGCCATTGACAAAATCAAAGATAAGCTCCTGCGGATAACCGTGAAGCTATGGCGAGACAAACGCAGCCTAGATGCGAACTCTTACTACTGGGTGCTTCTCTCTAAGCTGGCGGAGAAGATGGAGGCATCAAAACCGGAAATGCACAACCAGATGCTTCGAGACTATGGATATGACTTCAATGTCGATGGTCTTAGGTATCTGGTAGCTCCAGACACAGAAGGTGAAGAAAAGAGGTTGAAGAGAGAAGAACATTTTCACGTTCGGCCTACCTCAGAGGTAAAAGCGGGAGCAGATGGCAAAAACTACCGCACCTACATTCTTCTGGAAGGTTCCAGCACCTATGACACAAAACAAATGAGCAGATTAATAGAAGGGCTTATAAGCGAATGCAAGGAGCAGGGAATAGAAACCCTGACCCCGGACGAACTGGCCCGAATGATGAAAGACTATGAAGAGAACCACAAAAAGAGAACTGTTTAGTGTGCTGACCGATGATCTGGAGCATTGCATTATTACCGGTAATACGGAAGTGGCAATACATCATGTGTTTAACGGCCCGAACCGGAGACTGTCTGAGGCATATGGCTTTATCGTTCCGCTCCGCCCGGACTGGCATAACATGACGCCGTACAGCGTCCATATGAATCAAGAGTTCGACGAGAGCCTGAAACGTCAGGCACAGGAGTATTATGAGGCTCACATCGGCAGCAGACAGCAGTTTATTGCCGAGTTTGGCAAGAGTTATTTATAACGGTACAACAGCCGCAGGGCTTGTACATAGCAACCCGTAGACAGCATCCTGGCACGCCTTACCGTGTTATATATTACCGAACCTTTAAAGGATGCCATTGGTTTACCGGGAGGGAGACCGACCCTCCCGCTCCGGGAGGAGGAAGCAAGTTGGCGAAGAAGAAAGTGACGCCGCAGATGGAGCTGTTTACCAGTGCATTATACAATGCATTGGGAGTAGGACATAAAAATGCGCAGACGCGCAAGGATCTGTGTAAGCGCCTTAGATGTGATGATCGGATGCTTCGGGATGGAATAGAAGTTTTGCGGGCTGATTATGCAGTTTTGAATCGCGATGATGGAAAAGGTTATTATCTTCCAGAAGAAACGGATTCAGGGCGCGCAGACACAAAACGGTGGCATGAGCGGCAGGAACGTCGAGTACAAGCGATTCGCGCATCGCAGGCGGGAGCGCTTAAATTTATCGGAATGGGCCGAAGAGAGCCTAAAGGCGTATATGGACAGCTCAGCATGTTCAGAGATGGAGGACAGCAGGATGGGGAAGATGCAGAGAGAAAAAGGAAAACGCGGAGAGCGTGAGCTTGCTGGCATCCTGCGGGATTATGGATATAATTGCCACCGGGGTCAGCAGTATTGTGGGACTTCTGGCGATGCAGATGTGATCGGACTTCCAGATGTACATATCGAGGTCAAACGGGTGGAAGACCTTAGACTCCGGAAGGCATTACAGCAGGCTTCCAGAGATGCAAGAGCGGGTGAGATTCCGGTGGTAATGCACCGGCGCAACCGTGAGTCGTGGCGGGTATCCATGTATCTGCAGAACTTCCAGAAGATGTATTCTGACGATATTTTTGATGAATTGAGGGCGCGGATCCGCGGCGGAATCATAACTCTGCTGCTGGATGCGTGGATCTATTACTACCGTGACTGGCAGGCAGGGAAGGAGAGCGGCATATGAGCGACAAGAAATCATTCGTGATGCATGAGAGCTGGGGCGCTGCGTTTGAGAAGATGAGCGACGCACAGGCAGGCGAACTCATTAAGGCGATCTATGCCTACCAGAAAGACCCGGATGCTGTTCCGGAAGATCCGGCGCTGGCGTTTGTGTTCGAGCTTATTAAACAGCAGCTGGATGCGGACAGCCAGCGTTACAAAGATGCGTGTGCAGCCAGATCGGAAGCAGGAAAGAAAGGCGGAAGACCGAAAATAAATGCTTCTGATAAAAAGCAAATGGTTTCGGAGGAAAGCAAAAAAAGCAAATGCTTTTCTGAAAAAGCAAAAAAAGCTGATAATGATAATGAGTATGATAATGATTTAAAAGAAAACACCCTAGAGGGTGTAAAAGAAAAGCGCTTCGCGCCTCCCGCCCTGGAGAATGTGAGTGAATATTGCCGGGAAATGGGTTATACGAACGTGGATGCAGTATGCTTTATTGACTTTTACACCAGTAACGGCTGGATGGTCGGTAAGAATCGCATGAAGGACTGGAAAGCAGCGGTTAGAAATTGGGACAGGAGAGAAAAGAATCCGCAGAGGCAGGATGGGGCCGCCGAAGTCGCCAAGAAGAACCGCTTTCACAACCTGGAAGAACATGGTTACGACTACGATGCGATGGTGTGGGGCATGGTGGGTGCAGCGGCGCAGGGCGAGGCTGGAAGCACTGTGAAACCCGGTACGGGATGAAGGGAGTTAGAGGACGATGAAAAGCATGGATGAACGGTATGCGCTTATCCGTAAGGCACTCACTGGTGGCAAAAAGATGCTGCTCCAGGAGATTGCAGCTGCGATCGATGAGGATAAATCGAGAACAAGAACGGCGCTGGAGAGAATGTGTGAGCTCGGGCAGGTCTACCGGGAGGGCGGCGGACTGCGTGGAATTAAAGCAGTCTATTTTCTGGCACCAGTGCTGGAAGTACAGACAGAAAGTCAGGACAAGGCAGAAGTATCGACAGAACCAGAATGCCAGGCTAAAAAGAAAAGCCCAGATGCCGCGGGCGGAATCTGGGCGAGCGACATCGACAAGATGAGAGAGCGGGTGCAGGTAGGCGATACGGTCACAGTCCAGGTGTCGGACACGATCGAGAAATCGCTGACATTGCACCGCAAGGTGAAAGTGATCAGCAAGCACCGGCATCTGGTGCGGGTTACTGGCGGGCACAGTATTACATACGCGGATTTGGTAATGTTTGACCGCGGAGTCGAGCCAGACTGGCGGTAAAAGGAGGTCAGAACGATGATGATTGAGAAAATCGGTACGCCTGCCATGCTGGAGCAGATGGCAGAAGAAGCAGCGGAGCTGGCACAGGCGGCGCTTAAGCTGGCGCGGGTGTTAAGAGCGGAAAATCCGACGCCTGTGACACTAGAAGAGGCAAAAATGAATCTGACGGCGGAATTTACAGATGTGCAGCACTGCGCCGGAGAATTAAAACTGGAAACTGACTGGCGGCAGATTGACGCGAAAAACCGACGTTTTAAACAGCGCATGGATGAGATAGTGCTGAATAAGGAGAGAGCCCGGATCCGCGATGAAATCCTCGAGGAAGTGAAAGAGATGGGCGGTTGCGATGCATCGGATGAGTTCTCGAAAGGCTTTGATGCTGCGTGTGATGTGATCGCGGAAAAAGTTGCAGGAAGGTAGGTCATAGAATGAAAAAAATCGAAGATATATTAAACAGCGAGCGGATTTGGGGGCACACCATCGTATTTCCGGTTCATAGCGCATGGATCAAACTTCCTGATTGTGGGACGTGCAGTGTGATATGGAGTGAAAACGAGGACGGAATGGAGCATGTATCCGTGTCTCCGAAGAAAAAGTTCAGAGTTCCCACTTGGGACGATATGTGCGTGCTGAAAGACGTCTTTTTCGAAGATGAGGAAGAAGCCTATCAGATCCATCCGAAAAAGAGTGAATATGTCAATGCTGTGGAGAACTGCCTGCATCTTTGGAAGCCGAAGGGGCATGAAATCAATGAGTTAATAAGCAAGGGGGAAGTATGAGCGAAAAATGCAATAGAGCGTGCTGGAACTGCTGGTATGATGAGTTTTGCGACTGGCATCCGGCGGGGGATGAAGATGCGTGCGAGGAGTACATAGCAGATGAAGAGGGTTAAGTGGCTAGATAAAGAGTGTAATAGCTGTGGTGCGCGCCTGAATAGCTGGGATGCCAGAATATCCAAGACACTGGCGTACAAATACCCATGTTGCGAAAAGTGCATCGCAAAAGAATATGACAAGACGCCGGGGGAGCTGCGGGAGCAAATGGAAAACTTTTTCGGGATGCGTCCTTGCCAAGGGATTTAAAGAAGGTGGAAAAGTGGCGGAGTACAATCTTTTGACACAAGCCCTTCTGGCAGCAGGATACACCGTGGACAATTTCCCGACAGACAAGGTTAGGCTGCCCGGTGGATGTTATGGTAAAAGCCCACTGGAGAACATTTATGGGGGTTTTGAATATGTCCGTGGATATAGTGATAATTTTGTCTACAAAACAGGTTGCGGCTTGTATGTAAAGGGCAGAAATGTGATTGGAAACATGTCAACGGCTGGAATTGACTGGTGCTATGAAAACGATAACCCTGTTATAAGATGTCCGTATGACAAGCCAGATTGTCCACAAAACGATCCAAAGTTGTATGGAACGCAAGGCGGCGGACTGTGTATACAGTGCTGGTGCGTATGCCATCGAACAAAGGATGATTATAGTTACAACGCCAGTGTTGAGAAAAAGAACGACGAGCGTCTGGAAGAAGAAAAAAGAAAATATAAGGAGCTGGTCGAAAAACATCATGGGCGGGTGTGCAGAAATCATGCATATTATAACGAACGCGCAAGAGAATGGCATATCAACTATAGACCTGAACGGTGCACGCACTGGTGCGAAAGAAACTATGGCTTTTGTCCGATACTTGGCAAAGAACTGGACAAGAAAAAAGGCAATGTATATTACGACCTGAAAAAAAGTGGCAGGCGACGCGAAGGAGAGCAGCTATCCTTGTTTGACGGCGAAGAGTGGGCGACCATCACAAAAGGATTGAAGGTATTTGATAAGCCTGTCAGCCTAGATATCTGCCGGGCGTACATAAAAGTGCAACGGGATGAGATCTTGGAGAAGTGGGAAATGAATAACGCCTTCTATCGCTTGATAGATAAGAGCCTAAAAGCAGAAGTCCTCAATGTCCGGGCAGCCAGGACGGAAGCACGGGATTTGATGCAGGATTTACAGGATATCCAGAATGGAATCACTGTATACCACGAATCAGATTTGCAAAAGTCCGAGCAAACGAGGAAGAAAGAGCAGCGGCAGCAGGCGCAGGAAAAGAAAATCGAGAGATTGGAAAGGAAACTGATCGCCTTTGGATATGAGAATTTACAGACCGTAGACCAAATGCGAGCTGACAAATGGCTGAAGCCGGAACGTCTGGAAGAGCTGGAAGAAATCAGACAGAAGCGGGCGGTAGAAGAGAAAAATCAACCTGTTCAAATGAGTATGGCGGATTTTATGAAGTGAGGAGACGGAACAACGATGATTAACGGAGAATTGATAGTAGATAACTTTGCTGGGGGCGGCGGGGCAAGCACCGGCATCGAAGAAGCGACAGGGTACTGTGTAGATATCGCGATCAATCATGATCCAGAGGCGATCAAGATGCATAAGGCAAATCACCCGTACACGAAGCATTACTGCGAGGATGTGTGGCAGGTAGATCCGGTCAAAGTATGTGGCGGGCATCCGGTGGCGCTGGCGTGGTTTTCTCCAGATTGTAAGCATTTCAGCAAAGCAAAGGGCGGGAAGCCAAAGGACAAGTTTATTCGCGGTCTGGCGTGGGTTGCCTGCCGCTGGGCAGGTCTGGTACGTCCACGCGTGATAATGTTGGAGAATGTCGAAGAGTTTAAGACGTGGGGACCGCTGGGGCGTCGGAAGCATCCGATCAAGGCAAAGCAGGGAAAAACGTTTCATAAATTTATCCAGCAGCTTACTGATTTGGGATACGAAGTGCAGTTCCGGGAGCTGGTGGCGGCAGATTATGGAGCTCCTACCATGCGGAAGCGGTTCTTCCTGATTGCGCGATGCGATGGCAAGCCGATCGCATGGGCGCGACATACCCACGGACCGGCAGACAGCCCGGAGGTAAAAGCTGGCTTGCTGAAACCTTATGTGGGGGCGTATACACAGCTGGATTTTTCACTCCCATGTCCGAGCATCTTCGATAGCGCTGAAGAAATTAAAGAAAAGTACGGAATCCGGGCGGTGCGTCCGCTGGCGAAGAAGACAATGGATCGCATTGCCCGTGGAATCAAGAAATTCATTCTGGATAACCCGGAGCCGTTCTTGATCCAGTGCAATCACGGCGGCGAACGTAAACCGGTGGATATCCGGCAGCCAATGCCGACAATTACGGGAAAGCATGGTTTTGGAGTAGTGGCACCGATACTGATTCAGTACCATTCGGAAACGACGCAAAATGAAACGCGTGGTCAAGGAATAGAAGATCCGCTTATGACGGTAGATGGTTCGAACAGATACGGTCTTGTTACATCGTTTATCAGCAAATTCTATAAGAGCGGTATCGGACAAGATATAAGGGAGCCATTACATACAGTGACGACCTCCCCGGGGCATTTTGGAGAGGTGCGGGCGTTTTTGACGAAGTATTACGGTGTCGGTACTGGGCAGGACATAAAAGCACCGCTTGATACTATCACAGCGCAGGATCGTTTCGGGCTGGTAACCATATATGGCACTGAATATCAGATTGTGGATATCGGAATGCGGATGCTGGAACCGAAAGAGCTGTACGGTTGCCAGGGATTCCCGGACGACTACATCATCGACCGGGATTGCGACGGGAAGCCTTATCCGAGAGCGGAGCAGGTGCGACGCTGTGGAAATGCTGTGTGTCCGCCGATACCTATGGCACTGGTGCGGGCGAATCTGAAAGAGTTATGCGTTGCGAAGCGGCTGCCGAACTGCCGGGCGGATCGTCTGGGCGAGGATGCGGGCGGGCAGTTAAGGTTCGCGTAGGAAAATAGAGGGAGGTGGTACCGTTGGACAAAGCAAAACCTGAGGCTGAATGTTGTGCCAACTGCAAAAACTGCGTAGCATATCCGAAAAACAATCGGTATGGAGACGTTGATTATATGTGTTTGATTAGCGGTTATTATATCGCCGGAGTACACAAGGATCGAAACAAGGTTCGACGCCTTACTCCGGGCGGTAGAAAACTGGAATGCAGATATGAAAGACAGGAGAAAGATAGCTAAGCCAATAAAGGGAGGTGGCACCGTTGGACAAAGAAGTCCTGATACAGTACTGTGAGCTTATGGAAGAGATAAAAGATATTAGAAGACGCATCCGGGAGCTGGATAAGTTCCTGGAAAACCCGCCGATTGTGGCGGACACCGTAAAAGGGAGCAGGGCGGATTTAACGATAGGCCCGATCAAGGTCAATGGTTTTCCAGATCCGATGCTGTATAGAAAGAAGCGGGCGGCGGAACGTTACCGGAAACTTTTGACAGCCAAGGAAGCGGAGCTTCTGGAATTAACGACAAAGGCAGAGGAGTACATAGAGGCGATTAAAAAGCCTGATTTGAGAATTATGTTCCGCTTCTATTATCTGGAGGGATTGACATGGATTCAAGTAGCCTATCGACTGAACCGGATGTTTCCAAAACGTCGGGTTAAATATACGGAAGATGGATGCCGGATGAGAAATTCCCGATTTTTTGAAGAAAAATAAAAATGTTCGGTCGTGTTCGCTATAAAAGTAGTAGTATGGTATTAAGCATTCGTGTGACGGCGAATGTGGACGGTTCACGATGACGGAAAAATCCTCCGTATGTACTTCAACCCCGCTGGAAGATGGTCCCGGCGGGGAACCCCCTGGAACGTAGCTCAGTTGGTAGAGTGGCCGGCTTATATCCGGTGGGGCGAAGGTTCAAGTCCTTCCGTTCCGATTTGGCATGTTGAGCGGGCAGCATGCCGGTCTACTTGTGTTAGACATAATAAAATATCCTTTCGAGATGGCACCTGTCGCAAGATGGGTGCTTTTCTTCTGCCTATTATCATACGGCGCGCACGGCACCAGTTCACCTCCTGCGAGAAGGCAGCAGTCGGCTGTCTTGTATGGTGCCGGTGGGATCGTATTTGGTTATATAAAACTTAGAGAAATGAGAGGTGGTGGTGCATGGCCAGAGCGCCGGATGCCAGAGTAGAACAGGCGAAAACATTATATCAGCAGGGTAAGAAGCTGGTTGAGATATCGGCGCAGCTTGGAGTACCAGAAGGAACCGTCCGCAGGTGGAAACACACCTATGGATGGGATGGCGAACGTTCGGGAAAGAAAAGCGAGCGTTCGAAAAAGAAGAACGAACGATCGGAAAGAGTAAAGAAAGCGGTTGCAGAGGAAGTGGGACAGGTTATAGAAAACCCTGACTTGAATGACAAGCAACGGCTTTTTTGCTTGTATTACGTTCGATGCTTCAACACTACAAAAGCCTACCAGAAAGCGTACGGTTGTGATTATGCAACGGCGGCATCTGTCGGATATAGATTGTTGGCGAAAGATGGAGTTAGAGCCGAAATCCAGCGCTTAAAGCAGGCGCGCCTTAACCGTGAGCTTCTGGATGAGTCTGATATCTTCCAGAAGTACATGGATATCGCATTCGCGGACATTACCGATTATGTCGAGTTCGGGCGGGAAAAGGTTCAGGTTATGGGAGCGTTCGGACCAGTTATGATAACGGATGAGAAAACAGGGCAGAAGGTACCAGTTACCAAAGTCATCAATACAGTTCGCTTCCGGGAGTCCTGCGATGTGGACGGCAGCATCATTGCCGAAGTTAAGCAGGGTAAAGATGGAGCGAGCGTAAAGCTGGCTGACCGCATGAAAGCGCTGGAATGGCTGGCGGCTCATATGGACTTAGCCACTGACGAACAGCGGATCCGGATGGAACACCTGAAAGCCCAGACCGATAAGATAACCGGACAGGGGCAAGAGATAGAGGATCTGGATGAGATAGAGGGCGAGATTTATGGCAAGTAAGACGGTTAAGAAGAAAACCATAGAATTTAAGTTCTCGGAAAAGCATAAGGAGTATATCCGGAAGTGCCATGAATGTTCCTACAATGTGGCGGAGGGCGCTGTTCGTGCCGGTAAAACGGTGGACAACATATTCGCGTTCGCGCATGAGCTGAAAACGACTCCAGATCGAATCCACCTGGCAACCGGATCGACGGTCGGAAACGCCAAGCTGAACATCGGGGACTGTAATGGTCTGGGGTTGGAGTGGATTTTCCGCGGTCAATGCCACTGGGGCAAATACAAAGACAATGAGGCTTTATTTGTCAAGGGACCATCGACGCGCTGGCAACAGAAGATAGTTATCTTCGCAGGTGGCGGCAAGGAAGACAGCTACAAGAAGATCCGAGGCAACTCTTACGGAATGTGGATTGCCACAGAGATTAACCTGCATCATGATAAAACCATCAAGGAGGCGTTTAACCGTCAGCTGGCGGCGAAACGCTTAAAGGTCTTTTGGGACTTAAACCCGGATAACCCGCGTGCTGCCATCTACTCAGAGTACATTGACCGCTACCAGAAGCAGCAGGAAGCGGGGGAGTTCCCTGGTGGATACAACTACATGCATTGCACCATCTACGATAACATCAACATCACGCCGGAACGTCTGCATGAGATTGAGAGCCGATACGATATTAATTCGATTTGGTATCTTCGGGATATCAAGGGGATGCGCGTGGTGGCAACGGGTCTGATTTACCGCCGTTTTGCGGATGCTATCAGCACAGGTTCCAGCACGTTCGGGATTCGGGGCAAGCCAACGGACCTCATGGAGATCAATTTGGGGATTGACTTCGGTGGCAGCGGGTCGGGGCATTCATTCACGGCTACCGCCATTACAAGAAGTTACCACAATGTGGTGGCGCTTGCATCGGAGTGGATTCGATGCAAGGATGAGTCGGGCAACCAGATAGAGATAGATCCTCAGATGCTGGGAGATATGTTCTGTAACTTCGTCCAGAAAGTCTTAGGGCAGTACGGCTATATTACGACGGTTTATGCAGATAGCGCAGAGCAGACGCTGATTGCAGGCATCCGGAGCAGCCTCCGGCACAACGGACTCGGTTGGATTCGGGTCGAGAATGCGCTGAAAGCTCCCATCAATGACCGAATCAACTCGGTGCTAATATTGATGGCGCAGGGGCGTTTTCAGTATGTTGAGGGAGAATGCGAGAGCTTGGTCAATGCACTATGCACAGCTGTGTGGGATCCGAAGGAACTGACGAAGAATGTCCGGTTGGATGATGGTACCAGTGATATCGATTCACTGGATAGTTTTGAATACACGTTGGAGCGGCGGATCAGCCAGCTTATTAAATATGGGTGATGAAAAATGAATTATACGAAAATGTATGAGGCATTGCGGAAAGTCCTCGGAAATGAGCAGATTGATTTTGCCATGTCCGGACGGAGCAGTGCCTTGATTGAATTATGGTCCCGGATGTATGAGGAAAAAGCCCCTTGGCTGCATAATACAGACAATGCCAATATTCCCGCGACGATAGCGGGAGAGATTGCAAGACTGACTACGCTGGAGCTGCAGAGCAAGGTGGAGGGAAGTCCAAGGGCTGAATGCATGGATGCGGTTTATCAGCAGGTGCTTGGAAAACTCCGAGTACAGACAGAATATGCGTTTGCGAAAGGCAGTATGGTGTTTAAACCGTACATCACACCTGACGGAACCATCGCGGTCCAGTATATCCAGGCGGATATGTTTTTCCCACTTGATTTTGACTCCGAAAAAATGACGCGCTGCGCATTTTTGGATCAGTTTCGGAAGGGCAATGAAATTTACAGCCGCATCGAACTGTATAGTCTGAGTGGGGATGTGCTCTCAATCAAAAACCACGTCTTTATAGCACGGACGGAGGGAATATTGGGGACGGAGGTTCCGATCGGCACGGTGCCAAGATGGGCGGAACTGGCAGAAGAAATGCAGTTTTCAGGGATCCAGAAACTTCCGATCGGGTATTTTACCGTACCGCTTGGAAATAACAGAGATTCCGGCAGTCCTCTGGGCGTGTCGGTGTATTCGCGGGCGATCAAGCAGATAGAGGATGCGGATCGGCGGTACATGCAAATCAACTGGGAGTATGACAGCAAGGAGACAGCGGTACATATCGCTCAGAGCCTGCTTAAATACAATCCAGATACAAACAGCTATGAGTATCCGGGCGGCAAGGAACGTCTGTACAGGGGCGTCGAATATGCCGCTGGCGCGCAGGACAAGCCGCTTCTGGATGTCTTTTCTCCGGCTATCCGCGACACAGCGTACTACAATGGCTGGAATCAACAGATGCGCCTGATTGAGTTCCGGTGCAATCTGGCTTACGGCACTTTGTCAGATCCAAACAACACGGACAAGACGGCAGAGGAAATCAAAGCCAGCAAGCAGCGATCTTATGATTTTATTTCGGATTGCCAGAGAGCTTTGCAGAAAGCGCTGACAGATTTGGTTGACGCGATGGCATTCTGGTGCGACATCTACCATCTGTGCCCTGCCGGAGCTTATCATTTGTCTTTCCAATGGGATGATTCCATTGTAGTTGACGCCAAGGCCGAGCGCGACAACGATCGTGCCGATGTAGCAATGGGAGCGATGGCACTGTATGAGTACCGGATGAAATGGTACGGAGAAACCGAAGAGGAAGCCAAAGCTGCAATCAGTGAAATCAGCAGCACAGGGGAAGTGATTGGGTGACGCAGGGAGAACTTGAAAAACTGGCGCTGAAAACTGGAAATCTGTTTTCAGAATTGGAGATCCGGATCATGTCGGATGTTGCCAGGCGAATCAAAGACGCAGGCTTTTCGACCGCTTCGTCTGACTGGCAGATCCGGAGGTTGGAGGAACTAAGGAAGGCAGAATCAGAAATAAAAGACTGGGTGCAGGAAACACTGCAGAAGAGTGACGAGGAAATGGAACACATTTTTTCAGATGAAGTGTATGAGCAGTATTATCAGCACTCCAGAGCCTACAAAGCATCCGGCGTCAAGATGCTGCCGTTCGAAGAGAACACGCCGCTCATCCGGCTGACCGAAGCGGTCAAGTCTCAGCTTTCGGGAGAATATAAGAATATCGCCGGTTCAATGGGCTTCGCGATTCGCGGACCTGATGGACGTATACAGGCATCGCCGCTTATGACGTTCTACCGCTCCACGCTGGATAATGCTGTTCTGGATATACAGTCTGGCGGATTTGACTATGGGACTGTCCTCAAGCGTACCGTGAGCCGCATGACGAACTCAGGACTTCGGTGGATTGATTATGATTCAGGCGTTCACAGCCGCGTGGATGTGGCGGCCAGAAGGGCGGTTATGACCGGCTTCCGGCAGGTTCAAGGCAAGATAAATGAGCAGGTGGCAGCAGACCTCGGGACAAACACTTATGAGGTGTCCTATCATGTAGGTGCCCGTCCGTCGCATCAGCCCTGGCAAGGGCGTGTCTGGACGATGGAGCAGCTTCAGAGCGTTTGCGGGCTTGGTACCGTGACGGGTCTGCATGGAGCAAACTGCTATCATGATTACAGCCCGTTTATTCCTGGCGTGTCCACGCGGACATACACCGACGATCAGCTGCAAGAGATGCTAGACGAGGAAAACACTCCGAAAGATTACTGCGGCAAGTCTTACACCACTTATGAGGCGTTACAGGAACAGCGTAAGATGGAACGGAATATGCGGGCGACTCGGCAGCAGGTAAAGCTGTTGCAGGCGGGCAGTGCAGATGAAAAGGATGTTATCCTCAAGAAAGCCAAGTATCAGGGACAGTTGCAGAAATACGCGGATTTTTCAAAGGCAATGCATCTGCCGGAGCAGAAGCAGCGGATCACACAAGATGGTCTGCGCGGACGGTTTACACCGACAAAGACA